CTTTCCTGACTTCTCTGAGCAGTTCCTAGACACAAAACTATTTGACCACCACCTTGACTGGATAGACTTGGTCGAGGGCCGTGAGCCCCGCTGGATGCACCCCTCTATGACTTACGAGCCAGGTGCTGCCAACCGACTGCTCATTAACGTACCACCTGAGCACGCCAAGTCCACGGTCATTACGACCAACTACGTGGTCTACAAGATTGTAACTAACCCTAACGCTCGAGTCATCATTGTCTCTAAGACCCAGGGTATGGCCCGCAAGTTCCTCGGTGCCATCAAGACAAGACTTTCCCACCCAGCCTACACTAAGATGCAGGTGGCCTTTGGCCCTAACGGTGGTTTCCAGAAGGATGCAACCCAATGGGCCGCTGACATGATTTACCTAGGCACGGGCCGCGACTCTGGCGAGAAGGACCCTACCGTACAAGCCCTTGGCTTTGGCTCACAGATTTACGGAGCCCGCGCCGACCTGATTATTCTAGATGACGTTGTCATGGGTTCTAACGCCCACGAGTGGGAAAAGCAGATTGAGTGGCTTCAGAAGGAAGTTATCACTCGTCTAGGCCGCCACGGTAAACTAGTTATCGTAGGCACCCGCGTACAGCCAATTGACCTATACAAGATGATTCGTGACCCCGACCAATGGACTGGCGGCAAATCACCCTTCACTTACTTTTCACAACCAGCCGTGCTGGAGTTTGACGAGAAGCCTGAGAACTGGAAAACACTCTGGCCTAAGACAACCCAGCAAGAGAACGAGATTGACGAGACTGATGATAACGGACTTTATCCGAAATGGGATGGACCCTCGCTCTTTACACGCCGCTCTGAAGTGGCACCATCTGTCTGGGCTATGGTCTACCAACAAGAAGACGTCCAAGAAGATTCCATTTTCCCGCCAGCAGCAGTTGCAGGATGTGTTAACGGTATGCGAAAGCGCGGACCGCTTAAACAAGATACTCCAGGACACCCACGAAACATCGACTCGACCTACACAGTAATTGGTTTTGACCCTGCCGTTTCTGGTCGTTCTGCTTTCGTCGCCGTCTCCTACAACCGCGGCGACGGTAAGATTTATGTTTTAGATTGTGTCAACATGGTTGACCCTACTCCTCAAAAAGAAACAGCACTGATTCATGAGTGGGTAGAAAAGTACAGACCTCAAGAGTTCAGAGTTGAAATCAACGCACATCAGAAGTACTACGCTATGGATGACGACTTGCGCAAATATTTGGCTTCATACGGTTGCCAGTTGAATTCACACTTTACTGGTAAGAACAAGTGGGACACGTCTTTTGGCGTAGCCTCCATGACTAGCCTCTTTGGAAGCATGCGTGATGGACGCTTCCAAGATAACAACTTAATAGAACTTCCAAGTAATGAGGGCTCTGAGGGATTGAAGTCTCTTGTGCAACAACTCATCACTTGGAAACCAGATACAAAAAACCCAACAGACTGTGTGATGGCTCTTTGGTTCGCCATTATACGTGTACGTGAACTAATGCAACGCTCTTCAAAGGTAGGACAGTTTGCTCAAAATCGTTGGGCGACTCAATCACAAATCAATCAACGCCAATCTATTAACTTAGATGAAGCGTTCTCAGACCAATGGTCATCCCAATACAGTTAAGGAAAATAAAAATGGCACAAATGAGAAAAGTGGCTGCAAAGCCAGTAGCAAAGGCAGCGCCTTCAACAATTTCACAAATTGCAAAGCGTTTTGGAATTACAGCACGCGAAGTTCGCGACATTGCAACAGCAATTGGTGCTCCAAAAAGAATACCAGCAGGAACAGGAACTAAAACTTATCGCAGTGGCGATACCAACAAAAAAGAAACTTATACAATGACAAGATATAAGGGCAACGAGGCTAGTGGAGTTAAGGCTCAACTAAAAGAAGCAGCAGCAGCACTTACTGCTGGACAAAAAGGAACATCAGTAGGTCACATTTCAGCATCAGGGAAAGTAAAGCCTCGTCAATCTCGTTAAATAATTTTTAATCAATCGTTAGGATGCCAGTATGGTAGCACCACTAGTAGGCATAGCCGCTGCTGCGGCAGCAAAACTAGCAGCAAAAAAACTTGCACAAACAGTAGTAAAAAAAACGGTTGTAAAAAAATTAACTCCTGCTGCTGAAAAATCTATTGCAGAGGCACGTAAGGCGCTTGGGTCAACTAAGCCAGACCCTAAAGCCCTAGCACGTAGAATTACCCAGGACAAGGCCCGTGAAATGGAACGCATTAGAAAGCAAGGACGTAATACACGATGACATTAAGCATGGAACAAGTAGTAGCACGCGTTGAAGCGTTGCGCTACCGTAACCACGAACGTGATGCGCGTAACCTTGACGTACTTGCCGTCCGTAAAGGAAAGATTGCTCAGGTTTATCCTAACTTCTTTCCAGAGGGCGTTGATGCAAACGTAGTAGCAAACTTTATTGACATCGTTGCTCGTGACCTATCTGAGGTTATGGCTCCGCTTCCAGCGGTTAACTGCTCTGCAGCCAATCAGGTATCTGATAGAGCACGTTCTTTTGCTGACAAGCGTACTCGTATTGCCTCTAACTATTTCCAACACTCAGACCTAGCAGTACAGATGTACTCAGGTGCTGACTGGTACATTACCTATGGTTTCGTCCCGTTCATTATTGAACTAGACGATGAAGCAAAACTGCCACGTATTCGCATAGAAAATCCTATTGGGGCTTACCCAGAATTTGACCGCTATGGACGCTGTGTGGCATTTGCTAAGCGTTACTCTATGACACTTGGTGAACTAGTATCTCAGTTCCCAGAGCATGATAGACAACTTCTTGGTTCAGAAGGATATAAGCAAGACCTTAATTCAGTTATTGAAATGGTCCGCTACTATGACAAAGACCAATCCATAATCTATGTGCCACGTAGAGAGAACCTAGTTCTTTCTCAGGCTGCTAACCCACTTGGTAAGATGATGGTTGTTGTTGCACGTAAGCCATCCATCGATGGTGAAATGCGTGGACAGTTTGACGACGTGCTTGGTATTCAGTTACTGCGTAACCGATTTGCATTACTTGCAATGGAAGCAGCAGAAAAATCTGTACAAGCACCTATCGTACTTCCACAAGATGTGCAGGAACTACAACTTGGTGGAGATGCGGTTATCCGTACAGCCAACCCAGCAGGCGTCCGCCGCGTAGAACTTACTCTACCACAGGGTGCATTTACTGAACAAACAATCCTTAATCAAGAACTGCGTGTTGGTACACGTTACCCTGAATCACGTACAGGAAATATCAGCGCATCAGTTGTTACTGGTCAAGGTGTACAGGCTCTTATGGGAGCCTTTGATACACAGGTTAAGTCAGCACAAGCAATCTTTGCTGCAACACTTCGGGACATTATTAGTCTTTGCTTTAATGTAGATGAAGTAATTTACCCACAAGAAAAAACAATTCGTGGAGTAGATTCGGGCTCACCTTATGAGATTACATACAAGCCAAACAAAGATATCAAGAATGACTATTCTGCTGATGTTCGTTACGGCATGCTTGCTGGTCTTAACCCAGCGCAAGGTCTTATCTTTATGCTTCAAGCACTTGGAGGAAAACTCATCAGCCGAGATATGGCTATGAGAGAACTACCATTTACAGTTAACGTAACACAGGAATTAGAAAAGATTGAAATTGAAGACATGCGCGGAGCGCTACTTGGTTCACTTACGGCATATACACAAGCAATTCCACAGATGGCTACTCAAGGCCAGGATGCTTCAGAAGTTGTACGTAAGATTGCTGCTGTTATAAAGGCACGCCAAAAGGGACAGGCATTAGAGGATGCAATTGAAGCAACCTTTGCCGTTCAGCAGCAAGCAGTTCCTCCTGTTGGGGCACCACAAGCAGTTGAGCAAATGTCCCCTGCTCCTGCTGGCGTTCCAACAGGAGGCGCTACACTTCCAGAAATTGAACAAGCACCACCTGATATTATGAGTTTGTTATCTGGCATTACTGGCGGAGGAAAGCCGACAGCAAGCGTTCGTTCGACGCGACGAATATAATTTAAGGTGGGGACATGACAACAATTATTGGTATCGAGCATGATACTGGCTGCGTGCTGGTAGCCGATAGTCAAACAACTGATGATAATGGTTTTATCTATAACCATCCTAACGTTAAAAAACTTGAAGACCGTGGTTCATTTATTATAGGTGGTTCTGGAGAAGTACTACCATGCGATATTGCACAACATATCTGGGAACCACCAACAGTTACAAGTAAAGATAAAAAAGATTTGTATCACTTTATGATTGTAAAGGCTATGCCTTCGCTTCGTAAATGTTTAAGTGATAATGGTTACAACTTTGATGAAACTAAAACAGAATCAAGATTTCAATTTTTAATTTCTGTGTGTGGCGAAGTCTTTGACATCGACCACGACTTATCAGTAAGCAAAAATGCAAGCGGAATTTACGCTGTTGGAAGCGGAGCGGCTTATGCACTTGGTGCATTACACGCAGGCGCTGATGCACACGAAGCAATGGAAATTGCATCTAAACTAACAGCATTTACAGCAGGACCTTATATATCAAAAGAGCAATTTAAACATATTAAGTAGGAGGCGCAATGACAACAGCACCAGAAAATCGTGGCGGAATGCGTCCAACGGCACCACAGAATAATCCTGCTAATGTTTCTGGTACGGGCGGAGCGGGACAATCTGGCCGTGTTGCTCAAGGTTATGCTTATGGCATGAACAAGCAAATCAACGAACAAGCCGCTGGCGCACCTCTTGCAAATGCAGGAACTTCTAGCACAGGGTCATCACCTATGGGTGCAATGAGTTCAATGCCACCAGCAACTACAATTACAGCACCGAGCGAACTACCCGACCAAAGTATCATGGATGGTGCACCGATTGGTGCGGGAAATAATTCAATACCTGGTCTTCCTCAACCAGCACCTGGTCCAGACAATACACAATTTAATGCAACGCTTCAAGCGTACTATCCAGTCTTATCATACATCGCATCTCGACCAGAGACATCAACAGAAACACGCAACGTACTGTCAGCACTGATGAATGGTATTTAATGAATATCTGGAATCGTTTAGGTGACCTTGCAAAAGGAACCAGAGACTGGGTCGGAGATATTGCACTAGGTGCAATCTCACTAACTGGTGCTAAATTTGCTTGGGATGTGTTTACAGCACCAATGAATAGCGATGAGCAGTTCAATGGATTCTTTAACAGTATTAAAAATGCTGGTGTTAATACGGTAAAAAATATTGCACGCCCCTTTGGTGGAGTTATTGGCGCAACTATTGCAGTTGGAGAGTCTGCTATACGTCAGCCATTAAGTGCTGGTCTTCTGTTTGCAGCAGAACCTACACAAGGTTTAGGTAAGGCAATTGAGAATCGTCAAGAAATTTCTGTTGGGCAGGCTGCTGGAAATCTATTAGCAAAGGCATCTCCTTTAAGACTGTTACCTGATTCACTAACTCCTGCATTATTTGATGATAAGTTTAGTATTTATGATTCACGTCAACGCAAGGCTGCTTTTAAGGATAGCCTATTTGGTCGTTACACAAGTGGAACTTTAGATGCCGCAGCACAAATATTTTTAGACCCGACCGTTGTTCTTGGTAAAGTAACTGCAGCAGTAAAGGTAGCAGATAAAGCATCTGATGCAATCATTGCTATCAATGAAGTCAAGACAACGGGCTTTGGTGCTACATCTACTCTAAGCAAAAAAGCAGAACGTTATGCTAAACTTGCTGAAGATTTTGCAGCAAATGATTCTATTTGGGCGATGAACCATCCTTTGGTAAAGTCATCTAATAACCAGGCTACAGTATCTTATCTTCTTGGAACAACAACAACTAAAGAAGAAGCAATTAATACCTTGGCTGCACTTTTTGGTGACAAGAGTGCAATTGATGCACTTGATATTTTAAAGCGTCCAGATATTGCAGTTCCAATGCGTATTGCAAATGGTGAAGTAAGCATCAGCGATTTAAAAACTCTTCTCAATGAAGAATCAGCCTTAATGGCTGGACAAGATGAGACAATGCTTCCCCTATTGCTTCGCACTCCAGAAGAAATTGCAGCGGACAGAGCCTACATTACTGCCTGGGGGCAGCATGACAAGTATCTTGCTCAACTAACTGAAACACCATTCCGTGAGGGTATCGGGAATGTTAATATTCCAATTCCTTTCTTGGGAAATATAACATCTCAAAAAATTGGAAGAGAAGTTGCTACAGCACGTAGCGTTCCATTCCATGCAAAAGAAGTAACAAGTTTTTCACGTTCAGATGTTTATCAGCCAACACCATTCCATACAATGTATTCAAGAATTAGTTGGCTTGAGAATGAACGTCCAAGCGGTATTATAAACCTCAATGAAGGTGATTCAATCCGTGAAGTAACAGCGGTAGTTAATCGCCTTGTTGCTTTGTCAAAGCCTGGTAATGTTCTTACTCGAGTCTTTGGTGATGCTAGTTTCTCTCGCGCTGAAGGGATGAAGGTTATTGATGCTTATGCTGCAGCGGCCTCTCCAGAGGCACGCGCTCAAGTCATTAGTAATCTTGAAAGGCGTGGATATCAAGTCATTTCCAAAAAGAATGGCATTGACACAGATACGGCAGAGAAGTTATATAACACACATATCAATCGTCGTACTGGTTTGATGAGAGAATTAAAAGAAGAGGGATACCTCTACGACCACATTGAAAAGAGAATGACAAAGGTTCCTTTGTTTGAATCTCAGACAGCAAACTTTTTACCCATTGCTGACTTTGACACAATTGAAAAAGTTGTTCGTCGCAATAAGAGTGCAATCTCAGCAGTATCATTTAAAGCATCTGAACTTGCAGCAGTAACATCTGACATTTGGAAGGCTTCAGTCCTTCTTCGCCTAGGGTATCCAATCCGTAACGCAGTTGATTCTCAGTTGCGTATCTGGGCAACAGTAGGAGCCATGGCTTCAATGCGTCACCTTGCAGAAGGTGGAAAGAATGTAATGCAGAATGCTACAAGTTCACGCATTGGTAATCGCCTTGTAGATAGATTTGATAGAGTTGGTAAACTAGAACTATCTAATGTAAAAAAATCTGTATCAATACTTGACTCTGAAGTAAAACTTGGAGAGAATAACCTAAAGATTTTAACAGAATCACTAAAGTCTAACCCTAACGACCTAGACCTTATTGGTCGTATTGCGGTTGAGAAAAATAAACTTGCAGCAAAGATGGCAGCACTTCAGGATAATCAAGTTACACTTCGTGAACTTATGACAGAGGATGTAACAAAGAAAAAAACTATTGGCACAGGTCAATGGAAAGTTTCTTCTAAGTATTCTGATGCAGAAGGAAGCGACTATACTGTTTGGGATGGTTTTGGTGGTCCAAACGGTGGGCTGTATCAGCAGATAAACTCATCAGACCGCTCTTTTAGCGCGTTGATGGAAGATTATAGTACACTTTATAGCGCTTCAGTGCGCTCAAAGGGACAAGGTGCTGTATTCCCAGGGCAAAAGGACTACTACCTAGCATGGGCAAATGCATTAAACACAGATTTTGCTAACTCAGCAGTAGTTCGTGAATTAATTGCTGGTAAAAAGGTAGAAGATGTAGCCAAGTGGCTTGAAGAAAACAAAACATTGCGCACTCGCATGGGTATACAACGTGGTGATTCAATGGAACACGTTGCACAGGTAAAGCATTTTGTAGATAACTACATTCCAGATGGCTATGGTATCCGTGAAAAAATACTTAGTGGCCGTCCAGGAGACAAAGTTGCAAATGTATCTGATGAGTTTCTACGTAAGGCTATCACAGACGAAGCGAAGTTGCCAGTTGTACACGGACACCTTATCGAAGAGAACATTAACTGGACATCTAAGATGAATGCCCGCACAATGACTAACTTTTTGTTTAAGTGGCTAGCAACAAGACCTGAAGATGCGTGGGCACGTCACCCGTTGTTTATCGATTTGTATCGTAAATCAATTAATGACCGTGTTGCCACAGCAGAAACCCTAAAGGGTGGTAAGTTTACTCGTGAAGAGTTTGATAATATTCAATATGCTCTTGAAAAGGATGCACGAGCAGATGCTCTTAAGGGTGTCAAGGATATTCTTTACAATGTAGAACGTCGCACAAATGCTGCACATATGCTGCGCTATGTATCGCCTTTCTTCTCTGCACAAGAGAACGCTATTAAAACATGGTTAAAGATTGCTAGCGATAAGCCAGTAGTTATTAGCCGTGCAGCAACTATTTGGAATTCTCCTAACCGTTCTGGTCTTGTTACGAACACCGAAGGCGAGCCAGTATCAGATGGTTCACCATTTGACGGTAGCGAAACTATTTGGTTACCAGTTCCTGGTGGATTAAAGAAGATTCCTATCCTTGGAGAAGGACTATCTTCACTTGACCAGGTGGGTATCAGCAAGCGAAGCCTAGATGTTGTCTTCCAAGGTAACCCATTTGGCGTAAGCATTGGACCACTAACTGCTATTCCAGTATCTAAGATTATTAAGATGAAGCCAGAGTTTGGTGAAGTTGTAAGTTTTGCTTTCCCGTATGGACCTGATGATTCTGTCAAGCAGTTCCTACCTACATGGGGACGTCGCTTATTTGATATGTCTGAAGGACTAAATAACTCAGACTATGCTAAGATGTACCAGTTAATCTGGATTACTGAACAGCATAAGTCACGTGATGAGCAACGTGCTTACTTATCAGAAGGTCAAATCAAAAAGAAGGTTGATGCATACTATAAGATGCGTGCAGCAGCAAACCTTATCTTGCCATTCTCTCCACAGTTTGCTAGTCCTTACCGCTTCTATATGGACCAATGGCGTGTATATAGTCAGGAATATGGACTAGGTGCAGATGCTAAGTTCCTAGAGGATTTCCCTGAGTTCTTTGATTTTGCAACATCATTATCTAAGAACCCTACAGGTTCACAGGCTACAATGGATTCAGTCCAGAACGCTAAGCGTTACTCTGGTCTAATCTCCTCGGTATCTGGTGATAACATGAACCTAGTTGGCTTGATTACTAACGGCTCCAACGCCGCTAAGTACTCTCCTACAGCCTACTGGTGGCAATCTGAGACTACAATCTCCCCAGGTACAACTGAAACCTTTAGAGGAAGACAGACACCACTTGAGGCTGCTGCTAAGAACCAGGCTCGCAAGGGCTGGGCTACATACCGTAAGGTAACAGCAGTCCTTGATGCACACCTCGCTGACCGTGGTCTTACATCATATGAGCAGAACGGTGCAGAGGATTTAAAGGCTGTCAAGGTTAACCTTATTAATGAGTTATCTAAAGATATCGACCCAGCAACAGGAAAGCCTACTGGCTCACCTTCTGCTTGGGCTCAAGACTACCGCGACTTTGACGGCTTAAAGACATCAAAGACTATCCAGGGTTTGCGCAAGATTATCTCTAATGAAAACTTTATGAAGGACAATGGAAGCGACCCAACATGGAAGTCAGTTGCTCTGTACATACAGGCTCGAGATTCAGTTGCCTCTCTACTAGCGGGAAGAGCATCATCTAATATATCTAGTAAGGCTAACATGGATTTAAGATTGATGCTTGATTACTATGTCACACAATTAAAGAATGGCGACAAAGAGTTTGCTGATATTTACGAAAGATTCCTATCTCAGGATGCGATTTACGACAAAATGTTAGGGTTATCAAATGGCTGAAACACTAAGTAGTTTATACGAGCAACGCAAGAAGGCTGAAAAACTACGCAGTGCTGCTTTGACATGGCCTGCGAGCGCCACTGAAACTGAAATTGCTGAGGCAAAAAAGAAGGCAAAGGCTTACAACGAGCAAGTTAAGTCAATCAACATAAAGATTTCTGGATTAAAGCGCGAAGCAACTGCGACTAAAGCAGAAGAAAAGAAGAAGAAAGAATCACAGGCTGCTGGTACTTACATTCCAGAGAATGCCCCTTCTGGTGTAAATAACAAGTTAATGAATGATATCGCTGCTGCTTTAAAGCAGACAGACCCTAGCATTAATTTAGATACAATCTTCTCAACTGGTGGAATTGGTAATACTCTTCTTGTATATCTAGGTCCTGGTTCAAAAACTACAAAGGTATCTACATCACCTGATGCAGCAAAGGCTGGAATCAAGACAACAGTTGCTGCTAAAGATAACATCAATATGACTAACAGTGTTGCTCAGTCTTTCTTAAATGACCCAAAGATTCAGAGTCAAGTGACTGCACTTATGGCCGCAGCGGGCAAAGGAACTAACTTAGTAGAATCATTTGCAGCATGGCAGGCAGCAGTATCACAAGCAGCAACACTATATGCTGGTGGTACAGGACTGAAGGTAACACCTTTAGATATTCTTAAGATGAACTTAAACTCAGGTGCTAACTCCCTTGCTGGAACAAAGATAGGCGTTACAGTAAACAAAGAAGACCCAGCAGTTCTTGGCGAACTTATGGGTAATGCCTTCTATAAGAAGACTGGTACTAGAGTTACTAGCGAACAAAAAGCAGAACTTATTGCAATTGCTCAGAAGATGATTGATGTGGGACAAACAACAAAAACAATTACTGATGCCAAGGGTAATACACGCACCTTCCGCAGTCCAGGATTTAGTACAGAATCTGCAGTACTTAAAGCAGAGCAGTACGCAAAAGAAAAAGCGCCACTTGATATTGCTCGCCAACAAGGGCTAGAGTTTTTCGGTTGGATGCAGACAGCAAACCAACAGCGAGGTGGTAGATAATGGCCGATACACCAGCACAGATTCAATATGATAAAGACCTTGCCGACCTTAATGCGTTGGAAGGCTCTGTCCGCGTCAAAGCAAGAGAAGCATTTGATTTAAAGTATCCCAAGGGACGTCCTAAGTCATCTACTGACGTATCTACATCAGGTCTTGCAACAGCAACTGGTTTTGTATTTACAAAGACTATGCTTGAGGACCTAAAGTATGGTGTGGGTAAAGGTCAATTAGCAGAAGTATACGCACTATGGAGTTCTGGCAAAGAGACAGAAGCCCTTGATATGTACTTTAAATCTAAGTGGTACTCTACTTTAGGCAACACAGCAGCAGACCGCTATACAATGAAGTTAAACCAAAAGTCAGTTTGGGATAGTGAACTTACAGCGTTTAAGATTGCCCAGAAACAACGCTTATCTAGAGTCGGTGTTAAAATTGATGACGCTCAACTAGATGAGTATCTTACTACAGCATTTGAAGGCGCTTTTTCAGACGGCCAGATTGATGCCTTGATTGTTAAGTCTGCATCCTTTGGTACTAAGTTTGGTGGAGACACACTTACTAAGATTCAAAACTTTCGCGAATATGCAGATGCATATGGTATTTCATATGATGACAAAAAGTATTCGCGGTGGGGTGCTGACCTATTCTCTGGAAAGATTACTGAGTCTGAAGTTGAACTAAGTATTCGTACTGAATCAGCAAGTAAGTACCCAGCATTTGCAGATAGAATCATGAAGGGTACTACACTAGATGCATTAGCATCTGCCTATAAGTCATCTATGGCCACCATCTTAGAAATTGATGCAGACTCTATTGGTTATAATGACCCTACCCTTAACAGAGCCCTACAGTATATTGGTCCAGATGGTAAGCCAACAAGCAAACCACTATGGGAGTTTGAATCAGACCTACGTTCTGATGCTCGTTGGCAGTTTACAAACAATGCTAGAGATTCAATTGACTCTATGCAATATAAAGTTATGAAAGACTGGGGGCTAATGTAATGGCTAGATACAATCCAGATGCAATGACAGTTGACGACGGAGGCGGAGTTGCAGAAAGAGCAAAAGTAACACCTGCACAAGCCCAAGCCGCTCTTAGAAAATTGCAATCTGGTCAAGCATTAACAGATGAAGAACGTGAGTACTTAGGTCTACCCCCAATAGTAAAACCTAAGCCAGTATCTCCATATAACTGGGATGAAGGAAGAGCGGAATTAGATACACTTGCCGCAGAAGCACGAGCAGCAGCAGCAGCGGCCTACGCCGCGGCGGATGAAGCCCGAAGATTAGCAGCAGCCGATGCAGCAGCAGCAGATGCAGCAGCAGCGGCAGCAACAACTGCAGCACAAGCAGCAGCAGCCAAGGCTGCGCAAGAAGCAGCAGCACAAGCCGCGGCACAGGCAGCAGCAGCGTTAGCGGCTGCTAATGCAAATAACAATTCATCTCTTAAGGCTTTACAAGAGCAAATTGCTGCATTAACAAAACAACTTGCAGGAAACACTGCAGCAGCCAACGCCTCAGCCGAAGCCGCTAAATACAATGACCGCATGAGTGTGTATGCAACCATGGCAGACCGATTTAATAAATATGGCCTTACTGGTTTAGCAAGTAAAATTAAAGAACTTGCTATGAAGGGTGCCACAGAGGCAACAATTACTCTGGAATTAATGGATACACCAGAATATCAACAAAGATTCTCAGCAAATGCTGACCGCATCAAAAAGGGTTTAGCAGTATTAACCCCTGCAGAGTATGTTAATGTTGAAGATTCCTACCGTCAAGTACTTCGTGCTTACGGACTAAAGCAGTTTGATAATGATGCATATGTAAAGCAATTTATTGCTAATGATATGTCTCCAACAGAACTTTCTAACCGTGTTGTTACAGCAGTACAGCGTGTACAAAACGCAGACCCTGCGGTGTCCAAACAACTACGTGATTATTACGGTGTAGGTAAGGAAGACCTTGTTGCTTATGTACTTGACCCAGAGCAACAGTTCCAGAAGATTCAACGTCAGGTTGCAGCATCAGAGATTGGTGTAGCAGCAGGTCGTCAAGGACTTACCGCTGGAGTATCAGTTGCCGAGCAACTAGCAGCGCAAGGTGTTACTCAGGCTGAAGCACAAAAGGGTTATGCAACTATTGCAGATATCTTGCCTACTGCGGAAAAACTCTCTGGTGTCTATGGTAATACAATGGATACTTACGGACAGGCAGAAGGTGAGCAAGAAGTGTTTAATCAACTTGCATCAGCCCAGCGTAAACGTCAAAGACTTTCTGCTGCTGAAACAGCATCATTCGGTGCAAGCGCTGGCACAAATAGAGTATCCTTAACTAGCGCAAAAACGCCAGGCCAAATATAAAATAGAATCCTATGTGACCGACCAGCCCACATAGCGTATAAGACTGGTAGTAAGAGCCAGGCTAGTTCCCCGACTAGAATCTGAGGCTTGCGATTCAAACGAATAGAAGGGTGGGTTGCTATGAGCAACAACTACTGGGATGAAGACGAAGACGACCTAGATACCGACAACGAA